TCATAAAGCTGTGGATTATTGGCTGCAAACACAGTCGCAGCTTGCTGAACGCGCGCCGTCCTGAATATGAGCGGGTATGTGTACCCGTCAGTAAATCTTACGTAATCTGACCCATCGTTTAGAAGCAATGCGTAACTGGTGTCGTTATCTGGCTTGAAAGCGACAATGGCCGTCCCCTGCGTAGTAAATCCGCTTAGGGTATAAGTCATTGTGTCGTCGGTGCCGTCCAAATAAATCAGGCCAGGCCCTTGATATGCAGGCTGCAACGATGCAGTCAACATAGTTGCATTCCGACCGTTGCCCGATTTATCGTTCCACTGGCTGACGTTAGAGCCGTTAAGGGTAATCGTGCTGGAGTCGGCAGCATCCAGCCAAAGGGAGGTTTGCAGTCGCGCGGGTGTCCATATAGACGACCCTAGCCGCCTTGGAAAGCCAAAGCCAAAGCCAAACGCCATGTTAATAAATCCTGACCATATTGGTTGCCGTCGTACCTGTTGCCCATACGCGCAACACCTGAACCGGAATTACTGTTCCCGCAGTCAAGCCAGAGAACGTTACTTCATCGCCCTGTGCCGTCGTTACCTTAACTGCCCCGCCAACGCCAACATAAATGACCGAGGGAGAAGAGAGATTAACGGTATTGCTTGGCGTGACAGCCTCCGCGCTCCCCGGGAACATCGGGAATGTCGGGCTATAGTTTGTCTTAGCCATTAGTGGCTCCTAGCTATTAAGCCGACGGAGGTACTTGAGCACCGTTGTCCAGACGCTGGATGTATTCAACCGTTACCACCGTTGATCCAGCAGTCGGATTGCCACCAGCAGCCGTGAAGGTGCCAAACACCGTCACATCGCTAGTGCCGATATTGTTGGTCTGCGCCACAACCATTGCGGTATCTACGGTTGCCTGAGACACTTTTGCCGAGGACACGCCAGTGTTAAACGTGGTCGCGTACTTGTTAGCAGTGCCAGAGTCACCAATGGTCAGGCCGACGTTGGTCACAGAGCCGCCAGAAATAGCGGTCACGACTTCGACGTTAAAGCGCAGAATCTTGGAGCCAGCCGGGAGCGTAAACAGGGCTTGGGCGGTAGGAGAGGTGGTCATTGCCGCAAAGCCAATGGTGGCGGAACGGGCAAGTTGAACGACGCCGGTGTTTTCACCAACGCCTTCTTTGACGGTGCCCGCACGAAGCGGACCCGAAAAGGTGCTGAACGACATAAATTTTCCCTCATGCGGTCCGGTGTGCCTGTCTGCATGATGTCAGCCGGGTCTGTCAGACACACCAAATTTTTTCCCGGATAAATACGTTTTAGCACGCAAGATGTGCGTAGTCAAACCTCGTTTTTCTGCCTTGCCATGGCATTCTCAATCATCGGTTTCAGCACTTGTTCCCCAAAATGTCCGGTGAATTCAGTGGTTCCGTAGTGCCCAAGATTGATCTCTGAATCCAGATACACTTTCATCCCCTCTGCACGAACTCGATCACAGAACAGATAGTCCTCGCCCATGTACCCTTCAGGCGTCACTAAAAAGTCAAAAAATGAGTAGTGGTGACACTTTTCTACATCTACCCAATACTTCCATTCCGGGTGCTTCTCGCGCAGCCTTTCAAACACATGGCGACGGATAAACATGAATCCAGTGCCAATCCTCTCAACCTGAAGCAGACCCTCTTCAGTCATGTCAATCCCGCCGTGTTCGTTGTGGTAAATGTCGGCAAAGAACATCTGATCCTTTGCGCGGCGAGGATACGCGCCAGCCAGCACATCCTTGTCGCCACCAAGCGCCATGATGCGAATCACATCATTCTGAGTAAAACGAATGTCAGCATCGATGAAAAGCAACTCGGTGCAGTCGGACTCCATGAACTGATTGACCAAAGAGTTACGAGCGCGAGTAATAATTGAGCAGCCCGACATGTGGACAAGCTGTATGTTGAAACCATACTTGGCCGCAGACAGCGCCAGTTGAGGTAACTCAAAGGCGGCTTGAATGTTGAGCTTGCCGTCATAGGCTGGAATGGCAATCATGAGCTTGCGGCCTGCCAGACTTACTTGCTTTTGCATGGTTACTCCTTGGGTTGGGTGGTGGATTTCGGCGGGAATGCTAACGCAAATTTATCGTCAGGCAATTCGTTTGACTTTTGCAGGTTCTCAGCGCGGGTAATAACGCGCAGATTCCACGGCACATGAAGGCCGCACACTACCTCAGAGCGAAGCGGATAGATGTGATCCACGACATATTGCTCGCCGGTGGTCTTGCTCATGGTGATGGCAATTTCGTACATTGCCCGTATTTCCGACTTTTGCGCCCGCGTCACCCACGGTGGAGTTGCCTCTCTGTGCTTGCGCCTGCGAGCCTTTGTGTCTGCACGCACCCAAGTGATGTTGCGCTCTTTCCATGCCGTCTGGTACGCCCGTCTTTGCTCAATGGTTTGAGTTTTTGCCCGTGCAATTACGGCCTCCCGGTTCTGCATGTACCACTCATGCTTCTTTTGCTTTACCGCTTCGTCGCGGTTTCGCTCGGCAAAGTACTCCGCACGCTTCTCGTTGCCCACCGTCCATTCCACACGCAGGCACTCAACACACGAACCCTTGGTTTTGCGCGGCGCGATGTGCCCATGCTTGCACGGTTCTCCGGTGAAGTAGTACTTGGCTCCGATTGCCTTGGCTTCGGCTCTGGTCTTTGGCAGACCGCTTGTGTCCATGATTGCTCCTGATTGATTTAGTTACGGGAAACAGCAATTCACTGTAACAAACTCTGCTCAGAAAAGCAAGCAAGGCAACAAAAAAGGGGCCGAAGCCCCTTTCCTTTACTAAATCAACTACTTATCACGAGCTGCCAGGCGAACCGAAGATGCCCAGCGGATCGCTCACTCCGAACGAATACCGCTCGCGGGCCTTATAACGAACATTGCCCGTGTCAAAATCACCGTCCATGCCAGTCTGCATGGGCGTACGCACGAAGTGTTTCAGCCCATTCGGAACGTCGGTGATGAGGAACCACGCGTTCGGGTCGGTAAGCCAGTGGTTGACGGTGTAGCCTTCCGGGATCGAGCCGTTGTTTTTCAGCGCGTTGATGTCGTTATCCGTGGTGCCGACGCGGAGTTCCGTGCCGAGCAGGCGGGTAGCGACGAATTGCAACTGAGGGGGAACAATCAGCTTGCGGGGTTTGGCGGCGATCAACAGGCCGCGTTCGTCCGTCCAACCGGCGATCTGAATGACTGCGTTTTCCAACGAAGTCTCGTTCAGGTCGGCGCCGATGGTGGGGCGATTGCTGTTGGTGCCACCAGAAACCAGCGGGTGATCCGTGGCGCACAGCGACTTTCCATCACCGTAGGTCACGGTGGTGGAGAAGGCGTTGTTCAGCACATAGGACGCTTTGACTTGCTTGGTGTAAGCCATCGAACGGGCCAGCGCCTTGGTGTAACGAGCCGACAGAGAATCATAGAGGTTGTCCTCAATGGCTTCTTCGGTGATCGCAAAACCGCTGACGATGGTTTCGTGGTTATACCGTGCAGTCCATGCTTCCTGCGCGTTGTCATACTGCATGGATTGGCCTTCTTGCTTGACCGGAGCAGCGGAGAAACCGGACAGCTTGGTTTCTTCTTCAAAGCTACGTTCCGAAGATTCGGTTTCGTAGATTTCTTTATGCTCTTCGCCGTAACGGGCGTACTCCAGACCGAACAGCGCGTTCAGGCCCGGGAGCAGTTCCTTGAGTAGCTGGGAACGTGAAATTGCCATGATTTAGCTCCTTAGATACCAGTCGTGCTGTTGTACTGGTGAGTGTTGATCTTAACGATCACTTCCGTGAACGCGTCTGCGCCAGTGGCGGTTTCCGGCACCACATCAATCACACGCACCGGAAGGGTGTTGGTGGTTGCGGGGCTGGACGACAACACGGCGGCATACGAATCGCCGGTCGCGGTGCTGCCTGCGGTCTGCACCAAAGCCATGTTGGCACCAATCGCTGCGCGGCCAACCGAGCCAATGGTCGTGCCAGACGACACCACGGCAACCTTGAAGGCTACCATCGGGTCATCAATCACAAACGCGCGGGCAGGGAAGGACGAGGTCGATGCAGAGGCCGGGTAATACTGACCAAAAATCCGCTGACCTTGTGCATTGATGTACTCAACGCCCACCAACACGCCAACCGGGGTCGCGTTATTGGTGCCAGTGTCAGCAACCAGAAAGCCGGAGGTATCCAGTTTCACGGTGTCGCCATTGAAGATCGCCGTGGCGTAACCCACAGCAATCGGGATTGCCCGAGTGGCTCCAGCATAAGGCATGCCGTCAATACGATTGACAGGTGCCAAGCCATACGGGATCGAAACGGTCGGATAAGGCATGTTTCTCTCCTAATGTTTATCGTCGTCCGAACGTACTCGAAGATTGACGCTCTCTAAAGACCGGCATCCTCGGGTCGTTCTGTTTCATGTAGTCGTTATCCACGGATTGCATCGCTTGCTCCGCCACGTTCTGATAGTGGGCGGAACGCTGCTCCATGAACTCTTCTGGAATCTTGCAAAGCAACAAGCCACCGACTTCAATACTGTCTGGAATACGGCTTTCACCGAACGAAAACAGTTTGACTTCCGGGTGCATGGAAAGCTTCACAGGCTCCCAGCCTTCGGCAAAGCTGTTAGAAATGTTCTTCGGATCGTCCTTGCCCATCATGGAAACTCGAATCCATTTAAACCTGTATCCCGGCTCCGGGTTAGGAGTGGGTAGCAACTGTGCAGGACGCCACCGATCCGGGCGCTCCACAGCGGTACGGGTTTCATTTTCACGAGTCGTTCTGATTTGCTTTTCCATCAAACATTCCTTTGATTAAGTTTCGCAACCTCTTTGGCATAGGCTTCAGGAGTGAGGCCAAGCCGCCGGGCGACATCTACCTGCGTTTTCGTCAGCACGATCTTTTTGGGCGCTGTGCTGCGCGTGGCCGGAGCCACTACAGGTGCTTTCTTCTGAGAAGGCGCATCAGAAGGGTCAAAGTGCTCTGGATACCGCTGGCGAATTTCCGCATCCAGCTTGTTCCAGTAATAATCCGAACCGGGAGGGATACCCTGTTTCGTCATTTCATCATGCAACGACCACGCATAAGTCGTCATTGCTTCGTTATTTCCATACCAAGTATTCTTTGACGCCCATTCTGCGGCGCGTTTATCGAATACCGGCTCGGGTTGTTCTGGTTTTAGCTTAGGCTCTTCCTCTTGTAAAGGAGGCAGTTTAAAGTTAGCCACCCGATCTGCCTTAATTTTGGCAGCGGTGAGACTTTCTTGTGCGGCCACGAGAGCATCAGAATCGCCCATATCATAGGCTTTCTTATACTCTTCCTTGGCCTTTTCCAGCTCCGCTTGAGTGGCACGTTTAGCCTGCTCTAGCAGAGCTTCTTGGTTCTGAGTAACCGTGCTTTTCAGGCGTTTGTTCTCTTCCACCATTGCCTGAGCAACACGCAGCGCCTCTTCACGCTCGCGCAAGGCAGATTCCTTGGCACGGCGCTCCTCGTGATAGCCCTTGGTGAAATGCTTGATCCGCTTTTGAACCGTCTCGTTATAAGCCGCAATCTCATCATCGCTGAACTCTTTAGGCGGCTCCTCCATCGGCTTGCGATTACGGTCGGCCTCCGGGGTGTCATCAACGATTTCAATTTCCGGTTCAGCTTCGCCCTCTACTTCAAACTCCACTTTGTCTTCGCTCATATTTTCCTCACGCACGTTTAATTCCTCTCGGGTCGGCAACCACTGCCTCTACGGAATCATCGGTAATGATACGAAACTCACGGCCATGAATCTTGACGCGGGTGCCAGTGTTAGGACGCACCAACACAAAATCACCCACATTACATGACGGGCCACTCGGAAAACGCTTTTCATCCTTATACGCATCCGGCCCAATACTGACTACAAACAACACCGGGGACAGCACTTCTTCGTAATGGATGCTCTGCGCTGACTTAATGATGCCGCCATCCGTTGTTTCTTGAATTTCCGGTAACGCACACAGCAAGTGATAGGTTTTGGGTTCCGGCAACTGCTTGGCCTTTTCCTCGGCGGTTTCAGGCAACACAGTTTCCGTTTGACCATCACTGATTAACAGCTCACTCATCGTTTAGTTCCCTTATACGTCGCACGAGGTCTTGTATTTCCGAATGCGCGAGACTCAGACCCCGGATAGTCCCACACATATACCTATATTCAGCAAAGTCTTTGGCCGTGCCGTCGGCCATAGCCTCGGTGAGTTGCGTAATACGTTCCTCTATTTTAGAAGCAACGTGTGCTAATACCTTTTCTTCCATTATTGGATAGCCGATTGGTTCATAATTCGGTCAATAAACTCACGTACTTTGTCATCCTGCTGCTGTTCCGCTTGCAAACTGATACGCAAACGCTCTGCCTCGGCCTGCGCCTGCGCTCTTTGTGCTTCCACTTGCAGACGGCCCTGAGCCAATGCCGCATCTTGCTGATCTTTTGCCGCTTTTCGCTGCACTTCTTGCGCTTTGATCTGCAATTCGGCTTGTTGCATCTGAATAAGCGGGTCTTGCGCCTGCTGCTGGGCTTGTTGCTGCGCTGCTTCACCCTTGCTTTGCGCCAAAACTTGCGTAGAAGCCTGTGCCACCAGACGGGAAAGCTGTACTTCCACATCTTCCGGCAGGTCTTCGTTGGGTTTTGGCATCGGTACGCCCAATTGCTCTTCCACGCGCTTGCGATAGACAAAGGACAAGTGCTCTGCAACGTGAGACATGATGGCGGATTGCATTTGTTGTGCCATTGGCGACTGTCCCACCTGCGCCATCAGCACCGGGTCTTGCATCATGGACATGTGGCAGGCGATATGAGCGTCATGATCTTGATAAATGAACGCTTTTGTCGGCTTGCCAGTCAAAAATGCCATGTTTTCGCTGATTGGATCACGCGGTTTCATGTCATCTGCCAGCGGAACCAGCTTATCGGCGTTCTTGATGCCCAACACTTCCAGCATTTGACGGTGCAAAGCCGGTAAATCGTAGATTTGCGGCGCACCTTGAGCCAATTGAATGGCTGCTTGGTACTGCATAATCCGCTGCGCCATCGTAGAACTGTTCGGATCCGATACCGGAATCACTTCTACGAGGTCATAGTCCTCTCTCTTGGCCTTACGATCCGCCTTTTCAGGGGTGTAGTCATATTGGCTCGGGGTGTAATCACGAATAATCCCGCGCAGAAGCTTGAACTCTTGCTTCATGGCGAAATGCACCCGCGCCTGAACCGCACTCATGGTCTTGAGTTGCCGCTCCAACAGTGCCAACGTCGTACCTACAGGGGCATTTGCCGACATATCGCTGATTTTCATGTCGGAGATTGCGCCCAAACGTCGCGCTTCTTCGGTGATATTGCCCAACAAAGCCATCAATACTTGGCTCGGCTCCTTGTAGGGCAGCGGCATAATGTTGTCCCTAATGCTGCCAGAGGGCACATCAACATCACGAAACTCGCCGGGAGCGATAGGCGTATCGTCTCCTTTGACTCGAAGGCCACGAGACTTCAATCCACCGGGCAGATTTGCCAATGAACCGGCATCAACCAACTGGCGAATCAACGAAGTGCCTGCCTTTGCATACCCGCCAATCAGGTGAATCAGGCCAAAGCCATAGGCTCCAAAGCCAGGTATATATGTATATTGAACGAAGTGCTGCCGCCGCCCGTAGGTCTTGTCCTTTTCCTTCCAGTTACGACGGATTGCCAGCACTTGATTGGTGCCACGGTCAATCGTAATAACATACGGCAAAGCGATTCCGTCTTCATGCTCATAGCCGGGAAGGTCATATTCAGCATGAATCTCAAAGATTTGATACCGCTCGTCGTCAATGACAGAGATACCGTCTTCTTCTGACTTTTTCTTTTCAATCTCGGGCGCAAACCGAATCGGCTCGCCAAGGTCAATATCCCTATAAAAACCAGCAACTTGCAGCTTTCTGACTTCGTTCTTGGTCTTACGCATGATGTGTGTCACGCGCTCGGAAGTCAGCAAGCTTGATGCGCCGTACGGCAGGATCATGTCTTCTGCCGGGATAAACATGGACACTTGGCGATCCAGCGTCGGATCAAAATAGACTTTTTTGAATGCCGCGCCGCAGAGGCCAAGGTTAAACAGTGCCCGTTCATGTTCTGGACGGTATTCCTGCATTACCTCGGTGAGCTGGTAATTCATGTCATCACGAACGCGGTCTGCGGCATCCGTGGTTTTCTGCGTTACTTCACCCACAATGACAGTCTTCACCGGGCCTGCCGCCGGGAAAGTTTCGGTGATGCACTCGCTCTGGAAACGAATCGCGGCTTCGGTGAGAACCGTTGAGAACACGCCACACGAACCCGACCACGGCTCCGTACGCTCTTCATACTTCAAGCCAAGAACATCAAGCCCTTTGACGAATGTTTCTACCCAATCTTTGCGGCTGTTTATATCAGCATCAACGAGAGCAACAAGATCAGAAGCGAGAGTCTGTAGATCACCTTCATCCATAAACTCAGCCAAGTTCGCGTCAAAATCATCTGCCGTTGGGCTTTGCGGAGACAGTTCAATCTCAAGGCCATCCACTCCAATCGTCATGGACTCAGGTTCTTCCACCTCGATCTCAATCTCTGGCTCGTCGGCCAAGTTAAGCGGCGGAACATTGCTATATAACGCGCGGTCAAAATTCGTAGGCATACGCTACCCTCAGTAATAAGCCGGTCTGCGACGATGAAATATAGGTTCGTCTTCCTCGTCCGATTGTAGGCGCAAAAACCCACCTTGCCTAAACCGAATCAAAGCCTGAACCGCAGAGTCACAAAGGTCATCGTGTTCGGCATTTGGGAATCTTGCCATTTGCTCAATGACGTCATCTGCCCACCGGGTATCTGGTGCCCACACCTTACCTGATGAAAACAAATCTGTAACTGAGTTTATGCGGGCAAACTTATCGTTGCCACGGCTGGGCGTATATTCGCTGACGGGAATCCCCATACGCCGCAGTTCAAATATCAATGGCGCGCCAGCAGCTTTGGCTTCAATAATGAATGCGTCTGGTTGCCATTCTTTCCATGAGGCGTGGGCTTGTTGCTTGAGTTCTGGAAACTCCCACTTGTCCTGAAACGCATCGAGCAGGATGATATTTACGTCGTTCGGGTCTTCGTTTAGGTGAAACACGCCCCAAGTGGTGCAGGCCGAGTAGTCGGATCGTTCGTTCTTGGTAAAAGCCGTGTCCCATGACTGGATGATGAACTCACACGGCGGGGGTCTTTCCCTATCCCACCGTCTCCACCATTCGCGCTTGACGATAGCGCCTGCCTCGCCGGTCGGGTTTTGTTGGTATTGGGCGTTCCACTTGTACGGTGGGAGTTCTTCTTTCAGCGCCTCAAGCTCGGGCAAGCTCCAGAATTCAGGCCATAAAGGATTTCCAGACGGAAGGATTGCTGGAAGTTCAATCACCTTCCACTCATCTTCGTTTCGAGAGTTGCGAAGCACCTTCCCGGTCAGGTCTTTATCTGACCATCTGGTGGCTACTATGACTATGCTGCCATTAGGCTGTAGGCGCTGACGCGGCCCTGACGTATACCACTCGTAGACACCGTCAAATACTGTTGGATCGCCCTGCGCCAGCTTGGCCTCGGCCTCACTGTGTGGATCATCTATGATAAGACAGTTGTGCGTTAAGCGATTATGGCACACAAATGTGTGCGTGTCACCAACCGTAAAGTTAATAAATCGATCAAATTTTTGACGTTCAACTTCTTTGGTGATTACTCGGCGTACTCCCAGCGGAATCCCAATGCAGTTTTGGATTTTCCACTTAACGCATTCCAGATGCTTCCAGAGTTTTGATGTTCTTTGCGTGCTGCTGCCAATGATTCGTACGTACAGATTACGGAGCCATCCAAGGCTTTCTTGATAACCTTTTTTTGTTTCCAGCTCATGCGAGGAGCCGTGAGTGCTTCCTCTGGCTGCATTCCAATGGTTTGAATCCGATGCTTGATCTGATCCCGAGACAGACCTGTTTTCCGCGACCACTGTGCCAACGTCAAGGTTTCTCCGAACGCTGTAATCCTTACGCAAGTTCGCTTGCTGTTTTGTTGCGTGATGACATCTGCCCACCGGCAGTTCTCCGGCGAGTAGTTTCCGTTCGGGTCTATTCTGTCCAGCGTGTGCGATGGCGAAGGAGGATGTCCCATATCGTCGATAAAGTTTTTCGATGAACTCCATCGTTCGCAGACTTTGATGCCACGACCTCCATAATTTGCGTAGTTGGGCGCGTTTGGATTCAAACACCTTTGCCGCATCCCGGCCCAGATTAGATAGACGCGAGAGTGCGCTGAGTAGTACGGGTCGTTCTTGGAGTATTGGTTTGGCATGACGGCACAACGAGTTATAGACGACTCGTATATTATCAAACCAGCTGAGTGTGTAAAGTATGTCGCCTTGAACGATGTCCTGTGCCAACACCCAACCTTTGCCGAAAACAAAAATTGGATGGTTTGCAGATACTTTAAGTTCGCCGTCGATGATGTGAGTGTCCTCATGGACAGTCTCCATCTTGGCAATTACTGGCTTAAACCCCTGTTCGGTCCAAACTTTGTCGCCAACTAACACTTTGTAAGCAGGCAACACTCCTTTTTCGGTCAATACTTTAGCCAGAAAATATACGCAATCTGCGCCTTTTCCAGTCATTGTGCCGCCAACGCCAACTGCAAAGTATTCGCCACCAAGATTCGTAC